TGCGAAAAACTCAGAGGCTACCACAGAACAAGCAACTTCAGCACCGGGAGCACCATAGTCGTTAACGCCCCTGATATCGCTCTCCCGCTCTTCGCTGTCCATGGCGCTCCTGATGAGGTCGTTGGCATGTTCGGCCATGGAGATGAGGTTCTCGGGGAGTTCTGAGTCGTTGTTGAGAATGTCGTTGTCGAACATGTACATGTTCTTCTCCTGAATGGGGACGAAGCACTCGTCGCAGTCTGGGATAGTCGACCTGAAAGACCCGACGTTCATGATGGGATTGGGGAGAAACCAGTTGAAGTGCAGAAGCACAGAGGTGTGGCAGAACAGATGGAGGAAGTTGATCCGGAAGTTGTCTCCGGTGACCCTCAGCTCGCGGAACGTGTTGACTTGGCTCCTGATGTGTGACATGAGATTCTTCGTCATGTTGGGAATGATCCCGACACGGAACCCCCTTGCGGGGAGATGGTGAGTCCTGGTCCCGCTCTTCCGGCAGTTGATCATGGAGTGAAGCTCCTCAATCGAGAGCTTGGTGAACCGAGAAAGCAGGTACAGTATCAGGTCGTACATCGTGAAGCTTCGGGGAGGCTGATCAGCCGTGTCCTCCAGAAGGCTCATCGTCGACAGAGTCAGAAGCTTCCTCACCATCCCGACCACGATATCCTGGGTGTCGATCTCCAGAGGGGCCCCTATGGTCCCACTCGGAGTGTAATGGCCGAGGTAGGGGTCAAATGTCGAGCGATGGAAATGGGGAGTTGGTAGAAACGGCGACATCTCGGAGCCCTCCTGGATCTCATAGACGAAACACCTCTGAACATCCCTCAGCATCACCTCGTCTGCCGTGATGACCCGCACCTGGTGCTGTGTGGGGGGGTAGGTGATGCCCTCAATTGGCTTCTCCCACCCGAACTCTCTCAGATCTTCGGCCATCTTTGTGGGGCAGTCGTACTCATCGGCGTTTATTCCCACGCGCTTCCCAGCTTGTGGCGAGAGGAGACCTGATCTCTCTTTGTCCCTCTGCTTAGACTCTCGCGTGAGCCTCGCACAAAGCTGGCGGATCTCTCTCTGCTTCTCAGTCATGGACCAGATGTGCTGGATCATCGTCTTGGCGCTGACAAACTTCTGGAGAAACCTTTCCTGGACTGCAAAGTCTGTGCACTCAGCAATCGCATTCACAAGTTTGGCATCGTAAATGTCGGCCGAAGTGACCGCATTGATGAATTCCTCCTTGAACTTGTCAACCTCCTTGGAGAAAAGGTGCTTGATCACGGGGTTCACGGCCCTAAGCCTCAGCTTATCCTTCAGGACCCTCTCTATAGTCCCTGTAGGGTTGGTGTAACCCTCTCTTGGGACTGCGTATGGGTCGGCGACTAGCAGAGCCCAGGGCAATCTCTTGGCAACCTTGTAGTCTATCACTCTCTTGAACCTCTGATAGAGCGCTGAGTGGTTCTCCCTGCAGAAGAGAGCTAGTCCGCAGAAAGCAGAAACTAGGTCTGATTCAGCCCTCACGAACATGTTGTGAAGGTAGATTACCGGGAACCCTCCTAGAGCCGAAGGCGTCATCATGAGAGCAAGAAGGTCAGAATCAGGCATCCGCCGATAGAAGGGGATCCTCAGGATGTGGATGGCCGACCAGAACAGTGCGACCAGATACGGCGCTAGAACGTTCACTCCATAACCAGCGGCGCTGTGAGCATTGCTGTAAGCAGATCCGACGAGGTCATCTGTCGTGGCCATGAACTTGTTGTTTGCTCCATATGTCTTCTGGATCTGCCTGAAGGAGCTCGGCAGAGAGACGTCTTCAATGAAGATCTTCTTTGAAAAGACCAGGACATTTTCTGAGTAGTAGGAGTCAAGAATCTTGATTCTGTGGCCGAATTCCTCTAGACCGGAGGTGAGGTTGTCTCTGATGTTGGAGAGGAGTGTCTCTTCTGAGCCAGGTAGAGCACGAGACTTGGATATCTCAAAGCGAACCCTTACGTCGTCCCCCTTGATGAGGATGTCGTACTCATATGGGCAGTCCCTTAGGGCATATCGAATCTGGTGCACGTAGACCAGCATCCAGCTTCCCTGCTGGAGGCCCTCGATCCCTCCGTTCTGTCCAT